GAACAGTCAGAACGGGAAATCTGGATGTATGCTGGAAAGCGTGAATTGGTGGATTTGCTTATTACCAAACAAAAGCTCAGTGAACAGAAGGAGGACAGCGACAATGTGTGCGAACCCGTTTAAGTCACTCAAAGCTCCTGATGTAGAGATTCCCGAAACGCCGGTTGTGGTACCGAAGAAAGAGGAACCGAAATCGCCTATGCAATTCAATCCTGAAATCCGTAAACGTAAGAAAGCCATGGCTGGAACCCGTAGCTTTCAGATTCCCCTTGGTGGTGTAGAATCTTCTAGCAGTGGGCTGAACGTGCCTAAGTAAAGGAGCGCTTATGAAACAAGTGGAGCCGATTGAATCCAGGTGGAACCGACTCCACGGCCTACGCCAAGCCCACCTAGACAGATGCAGGCTATGTTCTAAGCTAACTGTTCCGCACCTGTTGCCTCCTGAGAATACCACGATCAATGACCAGCTACCGACCCCGTATCAGTCCTTGGGAGCGGATGCGGTCAATAGCTTGGCTTCTAAGCTGTGGCTTACCTTGCTACCGCCTAATTCTCGATTCTTCAGGCTTACCCTGGACACGGCGGTAGAACAAGATTTGGAAGCCCTCAACAACGGCCAGGCTGTACGCTCTCAGATCGAAAAGGTACTAGCTCGTATCGAAGACGAAATCCTTAAATGGATCGAATCGGCTAAGCTGCGGTCCCCGGCTTTCAAGGCGATTCAGCATTTGATTACCGTGGGGAACGTGCTGTGCTACATTCCCGATGCTGTTGACTACCATGGGTGGTCCCAAGAAGGAAACGGTCTGAAAGTGTTTCGTTTGGACCAGTACGTGGTAGTCCGTGACCCGATGGGGAACCTGCTGGAATTGATCGTCCGAGAAGAAGTTTCCCCGGAAGCCCTGCCTGAAGAAGTGGTTGCCAAACTAGACGGCAGCAAAGACTACCGCCCTGAAGACCGTCTCCCCTTGTTTACCAGGGTGTACCGAGACGGGGACGTGTTCCGGGTACACCAAGCCATAAAGAACACGGAGATTCCCGAGACTGAAGGGCAGTACAAGCTCAATAGCTTGCCGTGGCTGCCTCTTAGGTGGTCCCATGACGGCGACTATGGCAGAGGCCGTGTAGAGGAATACCTGGGAGACTTCCTGAGCTTGGAGGCGCTTTCGCAAGCCATTGTGGAAGGTTCGGCTGCTGCGGCTCGTCTACTGTTCCTTGTGAATCCAAATGGCATTACCCGTGTAAGGGATTTGCGGAAGGCTCGGAATGGTGATTTCGTACCTGGCTTGCCTCAAGATATTGCCCCGCTTCAGCTTCAAAAATTCGCTGATTTCCAGGTAGCCCAAATGGAAATTGAGAAGCTGGAAGCTCGAATCAAGCGGGCATTTTTGATGCACGAAGCCATTCAGCGAGATGCAGAGCGAGTCACTGCGCTGGAAATCAAGTACATGGCGCAAGCTCTTGAAGACGCCCTGGGCGGCGTGTATTCGCTGCTGTCTCAGGAGCTTCAGTTCCCGCTGGTGAAGCTGGTGATGGACCGGCTCATTGCTGCGGGTGTTATCCCGGACCTTCCTAAAGAAGCCTTGAAGCCTGTTATCACAACCGGGCTGGATGCTCTAGGCCGTACCCATGAACAAAACAAACTAAATGCTTTTCTGGAAACCTGTGCTGCCTACCTTGGTCCTACCTTCATTGAGTATGTGGAGCCTAGTGAATTGATTCGCCGTGTAGCGACCAACGTGGGGGTAGATACTGAAGGACTCATTCGGTCCCCCGAAGAAGTGGCGCAAATACGGCAACAGCAAATGGCGGCAGCCTTGGTGCAGCAGGCAGGCCCAGGTGTAGCGCAAGAAGTGACAAAAGGAGTAGTAAATGCCTCGCAAAAAGAAAACGAATGAAGAAGCGGCGAAGACGGCTGAAACTTCTCCCCGATTTGAAGAAGACAAAACCGTGACCCCTAACACTCCCAACGCTGCTTTTAGCGAGAAACCCAAACGAATCATTCAGATTACCGAAACGATGGTGAGGAAGGATTTCTAATATGGACGGTGTGTTGCATGTAACCCCGGAAAACCCTCAAGAATCTGCTGAATATCAGCAGCAGATGATTGACAAGTTCGACCAAGCCCAAAACCAGGCTACCCAAGCCGACAGCTCGCCTAACCCTGAACTCCTGGCTGGTAAGTACAAGACGCCTGAAGATTTGGAAAATGCTGTTGTTGAACTGATTAAGAAGCAGTACTCCGACCCTGCGGCGCTGGCTGAATTTTACAAGACTCTTGAATCCAACCTGGGAAAGCCCCGAGAAAACCAGAAACCTGACCAGACTCAAGGGGAGCCCTCGGAGTCTTCTTCTTCTGATGAACCTTCTGGCTTCCAGAAAGAAGAAGTCCAGTCTGCGCTGGAAGCTAAGGGCCTGGATTTGTCCGAATTTGAAGCCGAGTTCATGGAGCAAGGCCAGCTTTCCGAAGACAGCTACACCAAACTCGAGCAAGCTGGTTTTCCCCGTCAGCTCGTAGATGCCTACATTACCGGCCAGCAGGCGTTGGCTGCTCAGTTCCAGAACCAGGTGTTTAGCCTAGTGGGAGGCGAGGAAGCCTACACCAAGATGGTGCAGTGGGCGTCTCAGAATTTGTCGGATGCCGAAAAGCGAGCGTTCAATGAAGTTCTGGAAACCGGCGATCTGGCAAAGGTTCAGTTGGCAGTAGAAGCCCTTCACAGCCGCTACATGAAAGCTAACCCGTCTGCTCCTAATCTACTTTCCGGGCAACCACCTACTAGCTCTGTGGCCGGATATGCCAGCCGGGCTGAAATGATTCGAGACATGCAAGACCCACGCTATGAAAAAGACCCGGCTTTTCGGAAGTTGGTGGAACAACGGGTAGCAGTATCTAACATCTTCTAGGAAGTGAGGGGTGGCCGTGTTGTACCTGTGCGATCATGCCGGACGGTTTGACTGTTGCAAGGGTTGTGAGTGTGCAAAGCCACACAGACCGAGGTGGGAGTGCGACAAAGGAGCGTGGACTTGCTACCCTGATATAGACTGGCAACGCTCTACTCATGTAGATGTGCGCTGCCGTCCTGTCAAAAAGGAGCGCAAAAGATGAAGTGGTTCAAGTATTTTATGATCGGACAGGTGCTTTTCAAAGCACTTGGGAAAGTCCTGGAAGACGGGAAGATTACCCTGTCTGATGTGCCTTTGGTTGTCAATGCTGTAAGCGAAGCCTTTGGATTGCCTGTAGATGAAAGCTTGATTGACCTGGACAAACTGTTTAAGAAAGACCAGAAGTAACTTGCTTTTTATCCTCAAAGAAGCCTTTGGCTTCCTGCCGGCTAGCCGTTTTTATGCTGTCTTAATTCCCCGAACATAATACAGAGCGTGTTCGAGGATTTTAAGTAGGCGTACACATACAGAGGTGTGCGCCTTTTCTTTTTCCGTACAAGCTATGCACCTTTAAGCCCGAATGTAAGAGCCTGCGGGTTCTTACAAGAGGACACCTTAAAGAGTTGCTGGCTCGTCGGTGCGTTAATTCCCCCACATTCTAACCTAACTACTCGTAACAACAACTAGAAAAGGAGGTATGTAACAATGGCCAATGCTAATGTGATTCGTATTGGTGCGAACAATGGGGGCGCCGATAAGCTGGAACTCTTTCTCAAGGTTTTTGGTGGCGAAGTTCTGGCGGCGTTTGAGCGCTCTACTGTGACCCTGGACAAGCACATGGTGCGGACTATTATGTCCGGTAAGTCTGCTCAGTTCCCGGTGGTGGGTAACATTGGAGCTGAGTATCACACCCCTGGTTCGGAACTGCTTGGCCTGGATGTGAAGCACTCCGAACGTGTTATCACGATTGACGGCCTGCTTGTGTCCCATGCTTTCATTGCGAACATTGATGAGGCGATGAATCACTACGACGTGCGCCGAATCTACAGCAAGAAGATGGGCGAGGAACTGGCCGTCAAGATGGACGAAAACGTCCTGGCCGAGATTATCAAGGGTGCCCGTGCGTCTGCTACCGTGACCGGCGGCAATGGCGGTACGGTGATTGAGGATGCCAACCTTGCTAACTCCGATAAGGCTATCAAGGCTCAGGCCCTCTATGACGCCTTGTATGCCGCTGCTGAAGCCCTTGACTCGAAGGATGCGCCCAAGGAGCGGTTCGTTGCCCTGCGTCCTACTGAATACTACGCCCTGGTGTCTGCTGTGCAGTCCGGTGGCTTCTCCGCTATTCACCGGGACTACGGTGGCAACGGCTCCATCGCTGAAGGCCGTATCTTCGAGGTTGCCGGTATCAAGATTCTCTCCTGCAACCATGTGCCTAACAGCGACACGACCAGCTCCAACGCTTATCATGGCGTCAATGCTAGCACCACGGTGGGTGTTGTGTGGACGCCTGAAGCGGCTGGTACTGTGAAGCTCATGGACCTGGCCGTGGAGCAGGCTTACGACATTCGCCGTCAGGGCACCCTGATGGTGGCTAAGTATGCTGTGGGCCACGGCTACCTGCGGCCTGAGTGCTGCGTGGAACTGCGTAGCGGTGCGCCTGCGTAACCTAGATGAAAAGGAGGGACTGGCCTAGTGCTAGTCCTTCCTTTTTTTTATTTGCAATTTCCATGCCAACGTAGGAGGATAAGCTATGGCTTATACCACGCCCACGACACTATTGGAAGCCACTAATGCAGTATTGGCAGGCATTGGTGAGCTTCCCGTGAACTCTATTCCCGATTCCGGGCTGTCTGAAGCTGTGCTAGCTAAGGATACTGTCCTGGAGGTTTCCCGTGAAATTCAAGCGCTGGGCCTTCACTGCAACACAGACATTCGCTATAAGCTCACGCCCGATACGCAAGGGTTTATCACTGTCCCCACTAACGTTCTCAAAATTGATGCTCACTACAGGGACGAAGACTATGTAATCCGGGGTTCCCGGCTTTATGACCGGACGAACCAAACCTCCATTTTCACTAAGCCTGTAGAAGTGGATATTGTCTGGCTCCTGGACTTCGAGGAACTGCCTGAAGTGGTGCGTCGGTACGTCACCATTCGGGCTGCCAGGTTGTTCCAGAAGCGTGTGGTTGGTTCTGAAGGACTCCACGGACTGTCCGAAGAAGACGAACAGCGAGCCTATGCGGCTGTTATGCAAGAAGAGATTCTTACTGAAGACGCTAACTTCTTGGAAGGGCCTCTTGTTTCCCAGGGCACGCTTCTAAGAGGTAGCGTGTTTGGATGGTAAGGAGGTACACATGGGCCAGCTT